GTCGTTGGCGTTGAGGTAGGCATTGGACGCCATCAGGCTGTCGATGTTGTCCTGCATCTGGGCCTGTGCCTCTGGGCTCGGCTGCATGTCCTCGGCCATCTCCTTACCGATGGTGGCCAGCCCACGGACGAATCGCGGGTCGTTGCCATAGTCCTGCACCAGTGCGTCGAAGTCAGCGCCGAAGATCTGTTTTCCGGCAGTGAAAGCGGAGCGAATCTGCTGCCGGTACTCGTTGTCTGAGCCCCAGCCTTCGACCTGGCGTAGCGTGGCCTCACAGTCCGCCGCTGCCATGGCCGGAGCCACTTCCTGCAGCTTCATGGAGCGCTCGAGCAGTTCAGCCGTCACGCCGTCGAGTTGCTTCTGGCTTAGGCCCAGCTCGTGCATCTTGCCGAGGAAGCCCTTGAAGTCTTCGCTCTTGCCCAAGTCCTCAGCGCTGATCTTCTCGGCCAGCGCCTCGGGGACGTTGACCTTATAGCCCTCGGCCGACTGCGGAGGAGCATCCCCGCCGCCCATGCGCTTCTCAAGTGGGCTGTATGCCTGGGCAATCTTCAGCGCTGTGGCCGCGTGGTCGATCTCGCCCGTCGCTGTTTTGACGAGGAACTTCTCGGGGATCGTGGGCTCGGTGGCACCGGCAGCGGGAGCTGCACCAGCCGCGCCGCTATCGCCTGCTGCACCTGCAACGCTTGCGCCTCCTGCAGACAGGGCAGTCCCGCCAGTAGCTGCTGCACCAGCACCAGATGACGCAGGGTCGGCGCCGCCTGCGCCTGCTGCTGCAGCGCCTTCGCCGCCCGCTGCGCCTGCGTCTCCAGCACCGCCGCCCGTTGAGCCCTCGCCTTCAGCATTGAACATGGAAGAACCTCCGTTTGAACATGGTCACCTCGTCACAGTTGAAAAAGGCCGCACTTAGGCGGCCGGTTGGGAATCGTCATCGTCAGGTGGTGGGGCCGCGTTCGCTTGGTTGATCTGCCCGACGATGAAGTCGAGCACCGCACGGCGGCCGAGTCGGTAATCGGTTTCGCGCCGCCCCTCCTCTCCACCCTTGACGAACAGCGAGCCACCGAAGCGCCCGACCAAGTCATTCAGGATGGCGACACCGTCGGGGTGGCCCTCGAAGATGCGGGCATATGCGCCCACGTCTACCTGATCTCTGTTTCTCATGGGGTCACGTCGAGGATTGTCACATCCTCAATGTCAAAGGTGCAGGCCAAGCCACTGGAGCCAGAACCCACAGCGACAAGCGCACGCGCGTCCGTAATGGTCACACCGGCCGGGATAGTGATGTCCACCCCGATGTAGTCGATCGCCGTCTCGGTCGTGATCTGGTTGAAAGCATTGGAGGTGCCCTCAACCTCGCCGAACTGTGTGCGCCCTGCCCAGATCGTGCGGGGCTGCGTTCCTGGGTGGCCCGTCATGCTGAGTTGCAACACGACATTGAACGACTTGACCGTGCCGGTGATGGCTGTGATGGCCGCCCGGATGATCACGCGATAGGTGCGGCCTGCAACGAATCTGTCCTTCAGCAACGACCCCGCTGCGCCGGGAATCCCCAGCGTCATGACGGTTGTCGCGGCCATGTTGGTAATCGCGACGGTCTGCTTGTAGAGCAGGTTCGGAAGCTGGGTCTTTGTGAAGGCCACAGACACCGCACCGACGCCCGCCTTTTCAACCGTAAAGGCTGCGTCGCAGGTGCCTGAGCTTGTGATGCCGACGACCGCTGGCGTATAGCCCGCCGCATCGGTCAGGCCTTGGAACAGTTGATTATTCCCATTGGCCCACACATGGCCAGCACCGGAGCGGCCTACCGGGATGACGGGGAACAGGCGGTCGAGAGCAGGGCCGAAGCAGCTATCTGCAAGGATCTTCGCTCCGTTGTGGTTCCAATGCAGATCGTCGGTGTGGACGTTGAGGATTGAGCCGATGTCCGTGCGCGAGTAATCCATCAGCGCCCGCGTGCAATCGACGACGATCACATTGGGGTAGCGCTGCTGAAAGTAGCCACCCAACAGCATGTTGTTGAGCCGGTGGAAGTGGCCGATCTTCTCAGCCGTGATGCCCGCAGCACCAGGGGCCGGGGGTGGCAGCGTGGCAAGTACGACAGTAGCAGCGGCCGGGCACACTTGGTCAAGGTTCTGCAGCGCGGCGGTCATGGTCGCACCCCAGCTTGCGCCCTCGTTCAAGCTGTTGCCCCATCCGGGCTCACAGATCACGACATCGGGTCTTTCTTGGCCCAAGAACCGCAGCACAGATCGCATGCGCGCCGCGACCTGGCCGACATTGGCGCCGTGCTGGCTGAGGTTGCCAACGAACTTAATGCCCAGGCCCCAACGGGCTTGCAGGTAGCGCACCCAGCTCGCAGAGGCATGCATCCCGAGGAAGTGCAAGAACTGCGTCCCGCCAGTGTTGGGCGCTGTGTTGGGCTCGCCCGGGGCAGGCATGGTGAGCGTTGTGTCCGTCAGCACCGTGATAGGGCCGTGAACGAAGTGACCATCGACCGCACAGAAGGCGATCTGTCCATTCACATACCCACCCGACAGCGTGGCCGCGTGCGTGATGTAGAGCACCTCCTTGATGATCTGAGCACTCGTGACGCGAACCTCTGTGTCACAGCGGCTGTACTGACTGGCGCCGATGATGGCGAGCTTCTTTGCCGTGGCATCGGTCATTGCTCGGCCGGAGAAATCGAACTGAGGGCCGAACTTGCCGCCCTCGTTTGGCTCGGTGACGCTCCAACCGGAAGGGGTCAGGATAGCTAGGCCGGGTTGCACTTCAGGCATTTGAATCTCTCCAGAATCAGGCGGCCTTCAGAGAGCGCTGCATTGCAGTCTCTGCGGCCATGGTTTGCATTTCGCTGGCTTGTGCGGCCTGCTGTGCTTGGGCTTGCTGCTCGGCACGCTGGGCGCGGAAGGCCTCGGTTTGCTCGGCGTCGCGGATGACCTTCATCGGCACACCCAAGCCCTCGACCATCACATCGACGGTCGCGTCGAAATCGACCTTGTCCAGCGCGGCAGCAGCGGCCGGGACAGTGGCGCCGAGGTTGGCCAGGGCGGTCAGGTTGCCGGTCATGCGCTCGACGGCTGCAACGTCCTCTTGCTTCTGAGCACGCGCGAGCGGGTTGTTGTACTTCACCCGCAGGTTGCGGCCACCAAGCGATTCAGGGGCCATGCCGAACACTCCAGCGCGGTACATCAGGCCGAAGCAGCGCTCGACCAAGGGGGCGAGGTATTCGGCTTGCAAGCGGCCATAGATCGGGCCAAGAAGCTGGCGAATGAGGCCGACGCGGACATGCACCTCAGTCGCGGTCATCGCTGGGCCGTCCTGGGGCTGCAACTGGTCAGCCATCAGGATTTTTCGGATAGCTGCGTGGTACTGAGCGACGCGGGCATCAGCGAGCTGCCAATTGCCCCCGGCGCTCAGTTGCTTCATGGAATCGACGCTGTTGGCGACGATCACCTTGCGTGGGCCCACCTTGACCGTGCGAGGGTTGAGGACACCGTCATCCTCAGCGATCCACATCCCAGCGATGGCCAGCTCTGCGTTCATGCGATCCATGCGAAGGAACTCGTTGAGCTCGCGGGCATCTGGCAGCGCGTCAAACATTGGGCCGACTGCGTAGACCGTGTCAGGGATCACAGCCCAGCGCGGCACGATCACCGGCATCTCTTGGTAACCGCTTTCGCGCAGCAGAGTCTTTGTCTCGGTCTCGAAGTGGCACGACGCCACCGGCATGTTCTTCGCCAGCTTGGCGCGCACCGTGTAGATTGTGCGCGGATAGATGGCGTGGCAGATCGTCACCTTGGCGTCAGGGTCGGTCTTGGCCTTCTTGGCGGTGTCCATCGACACAGCGGTCAGGCCGAACTCAGTGACAGCCTGCTCAGCCGTCAGGGTGTACTCACGAAACACCGTGTCCACCGTGCCGCCCGACTTGCTGCTTGAGCAGTAGACCGACGAGATGGGCCACTGCGTGAAGGTCAGCCCGCCAAGCTCGCGGTCGGTGTCGATGTAGAGCGCGAACCATCCCGCACCAACAAGGTCCATTGCGCACTCAAACGCAGCCGCATCAAACGTGCTCGCGTGAATCTCCTCGTGCAGTTGCTTGGCCTTCTCGTCAAGCCAGCGCTTTCCGTCACCGTCCGCGCCTCCGACATCCAGCAGAGCCCAGATCGAGCTAGAGGGGGTAGCACCCGACACGATGGCAGCGGCCAGGGTCCGGCCTGCATCTGTGGCCGCGCTGTGCAGAAGCTTGGCCTTTCGATCCATGGCGCTCTGAGCGCTGAGAGGCGTCCCACCCTCAAGGCCTGAGCCACGGATGGGGAAGCTGTGATCGAAGCAATCGCGCCACACCGGCTCGTGAGGCTGACGCAGCTCTTTGAGGCGCCCAAGGCGACGGGCCAGGGCTTCGACTGCTGCGCTCATTGCATTTGCACCTTGCTGCTAGGACGGTAAGCACCGTTACCAGAAGCCACACCAGCCGCGCCGCCACCCGTTGAGCGCATGGCAGAACCCAGCGCAGTGGCCGCAAGGCCTGTCATCCCGCCGCCGCCTGACCGCATCGCAGGCACAGCACCCAGCGCAGTGGCAGGCGTGCCGCCCAAGGCTTCAGCCTCACCACCCAGCGACAGGGCAGAACCACGGCGGCGACGCTTGGCGTCTGCGGTCTTGGCATTGGCTGCGACCATCGCCTGAGTCTCAGCCTCGGCGGCCTTGCGTGCGTCGGCATCTTGCGCTGCTGCGATGGCGTCGCGCTGCTCGCGCCCTGCCTTGCGCTGCTGGCTTGCACCGTAGGCTGTTACCGCGATGGAGCCGACTACGGCTGTGACGACAAAGCTCATGGGAGCCTCTCCTGTGACTGAGGCCCCGCCAGCCGGTTGGACTGCAAGGCCTCGGGTGTTTCGACCATCAGGCGCTCAAGCGCCTCGATGTCGTGCTCGTTCGTGGGGTTTGTGTGGATGCTGGTCCACCACGTATCGCGGTGTGCATAGCCGACCCGCTTGGCCCCGGCTTTCGAGGGGATCACGTGGTAGCCGGTCAGACGCTTCATGCCCTGCTCGGTCCAGACCGTGATGTCACCGCAGCACACGTTCAGGTGCTCGCCCTTGTGGGCTGCGCCGGTGAGGATCGTTCCGGCCGGGATCAGGATCGTGCGCGATACCTGCCCATCGGCGAAGTGGTGAAGCGGCTCGATATGGACACCGTCGCCGCTTGCTTCG